GTTTCCGGCCGTTTGCTCTTCCGTTCTTTTTTTTTTTTTTTTTTCATGTTTAACATTTTTCTGTACTTGTTTTTTATGTTGTCCTTTTGGAGGTCCTGGGTTTAATTCAATACCAACAAGAGGTTGAGATGGTACACTCTTTAAAACTGGAGTATTTGTTCTTTTTCTTTTGTTATGATATGTAAAAGGTTGTGTGACAATCTTTGTCATATTTTTTTCCATTTCCGGATTTAATTTTAATATGGTTTTCAAACGATTTTTGATCTGAGTTTTAACTTCAGGTTGTTTCAATTGTTTGATTGTATATTTTTTAAATTTTTTCAAATATGTATCATTAAAAATTTTATTTCTAATTTCCCGTTGCGTTTTATTATTGTAAGTATATAAATAACCAATTGACGGTATTATCACTTTAAACATCTTGAACAAAGGATAAGCGATTGGAGTTAGTAACTTAGACGCAACTTTAGAAACTGGAGTACGTTTGTCGTATGGGTGTGCTTTTGTAGGTGGTTGACCTTCTAAAGCACGAGTGATATATGAATAGTCATTTTCACCTTTTTGTTGTTCTCTTGGAACTTCTTTTATTTCGTTATAAGGAATAGGTTGTGTCATTTCATTAAATAAGAATAATCACTACTGTGATTTAATTTTTGGATTGAACAATTTAAAAATCTACCAAAAAATTCTTAATAGCCGGCGAGATAAATGAAATGCCGTTTTCATGACCAAAGATTAAGAAATCAATTTCCTGAGGTCTTAATTTTAGTGTGTGTAATTGAATATAAGATATTTTATCATCTAATATTTTTTCATTTCTCATATCATCATCATGCTTAACTTCAATAAAGTTAATGTATGATTCTAATTGTTCTCTAATACGTAAGTTAGTATAGCACATAACACGAAGAGCACAGGCTTTAGCATAAGCTAAACGCCACGAGTTAGATTTTTTATAAAAAAACAAACCTGCAAGCATTTTATCATAATTGGATTCAAATGTGTACACATTTAGTGACACTACATAACGAAACCCAAAATTTAAAAATTTTGCTTGATGAATAGGTACAGCGTGTGTGCCATTTTCACCAATTGCTTCTGGTTCAAATACAAATCCAAGATGAGAGGCTGAATCAATCAGACCATCCCACTTTGAATCATCAGTCATTATAGAATCATCACCCATTATTTTAACAGGTAATGTTTCAATTCTATCTAAGAGCTGATATATATTTTTTGAGGTTTGTGCTAAATGATAAATCATGATAAACTCAGTTACCATAGTATTATCATCAAGGGTATTTAGAGCACCAGAAGGATTACATCCTACAGTGATACCCAAAAAAAACCATCAACATCTATA